ATTGTCTTATCAAATGTAGTACCTCTTATAAATGAGGTGCTCCAGAAGTCAATAGTATCCTGTGCCTTAAGATTACCATAGAGCATATTGAAATCTGCTTCTGATGGCATCTGGAACATGTATTTTACCATGCTCTTATAAGGTATCTGATATAGAGTTGACTTATCATCATGGTCACCTGGAAGGAAACCAATCTCTCTAGTAGCAACAAGAGACCTTACGATATAAACTTTCTCATAAGGTGTCTCTGGATCTAAAACATCTTTCAATGCATTGTAAAGAGTGATAAAGGTCTTACCTGTACCAGCAACACCATACGCAACAAGATTCTGGTCCTTAGCATATGCTTCGAACAGAGTCTTCTGATTATCTGTGAGGGGTTCTATGTCCCTCATCATATCAGCGTTAATTGGTTTCTTCCTCTTCATCTGCTTTGCGGTGAGTCCCACACCGATTGGTTGATCTGTTTTCTTTTTACGTGGCATACTTAGAAACTGTAATCACGGTTCTTACGGACATTAGCACCAGGTTGTTTAGATGCTCTGTCTAATATCTCATTCCATCCACTAGACCTTGCTTCACCTTTCCAACCTTCTATCTCCTGACATGCAGCAACACCTGCTTGCCAATCCTTATCCCAGTCAGCATTCTCAGGATCATTTCTCCACTCATCATACTCTTTCATTGTCATTGAGAGTTCTTTCTTCTCTTTAGTTTTTAGATTAATCAATGGGTATGTTGGCATATCAATATAAAGTTATGTAATTTTATTTAGACCCACTCAAGGGCTTCAGAGACTGATGGGAATTGCTCCACAAAAATCTCCTTGCACTGCTTAACAATTTCAGTGTGTTCTTTTTGTGTTCCATGAGCAGAGCGTAGATTTATATAGTGAATCCAAGAACGGCAAGAACCTGTCATGTATAATCTTGTAGGTGTAGCAAGAGGAAGGACAAACCTTGCACACTCCTTTGCTATACCTGCATCTAACATCTCTTTATATAATTTCATACCATCTACAAAATGTCTTTGCATCTTTAATTGAAAATCTTGTTTAACAAACTGATCTACATCATCAATACTATTCTGTCTATTCTTTGTGTCCTGACTACGTAGTTCTGGAAGAGGAATAGTATCACCCAACAAACTACTATCAGCATATCTCTGTGAGAATTCCTGATAGGTAAACGAACGATGTCTTAATATCTGTGCAGCAAGACCTCTTGTAGTCTCAATTTCTAAAGTCATATGAGATTGTTCAAACACACTCCAATGTCCGTGCTTGATACAATAACTTAATAGACCAGCAAACTTTTCGTTGTCTTGATTTTTTGGGTTAGATACTCTGGCAATATATGCCATAGTCTTTTCAGCATCTGGAGTTACAGTTACTAACTTAACCGTCATCGTCTTCAAAAACCTCATCGTATGAAACATCTGGTGAAGAGAAATCATTCTCAGTGTATGCATCTGGGTCAGAATAAACTTCTGATTCCAATTCATCAACGATCTCTTTAAGAGCTCGAACTAAAACTTTTAATTTTGCTTTGTTCATTTGATTTCCTTTCTCATTAATTATAATACAAAAAAAGAGGAGGGTCAACTGCCCTCCTCATTCAACGTATTTGTAAGTCAGAACTTACCTTGTACATACAGTTCTTTCTTCTGTATGCTGAATGCCTCTATATGTTAATACAGATGCTTCTTTCTGACAAGATTTCTTGTCATCGGTGTTATATGTAACACCACGGTAGGTTACTTTTGCCATTGTGATACCTCTAAAGTAGTTGGATTTTTAGGCCCGTTCCTTTAGTCATTTGCGTCCCAACATCCAGGTTCTGTATTGGTCTTAGCGACCTCAATCAACTCGACCTTTGTTTCTTCAGAGACACCTCTTGAGTTGAATTTCTTTATCAGATCTTCAGCTTCAGAGCAAGAAAGAGTTGATGCTAGAAGGAATGGAATCATGGGATGAACGCTCCGTTCCGTGACTTACTTGCGTCCCGTAAGGGATGAACGTGTGTGTTAATACTAACACAGTTATACTATATATGCAATCAATTGTGTGTAATCCGATACATTTTATTTAAAGTAAGTCTTAATAACCTCTATCTGGTCATGGTAACGTGAAATCTTATCCAACTCTACTCCTATTGCTTCAGTAATATCAGAATGCTCTCCAATACCAGCAGGATTTGTCAGATAAACCTCAACGTTTGCTCTGTGCTTGGCAATTTCGCCATTAGCATGGGCAGTAATTGCTTTAATTAACTGTTCTCTCATGTATGCCTCTTGCATGTGCATTATTTTCTATCATTTTAGTATACCATATCATTTCTGTCAAGGATACTTCCCGACCTAGTTTTATTCTACAAGCAATTTCAGTTACTCGTAACCGACTGTCTTTGCTTAACATAGTTTATGGCCTCTGGTAAAATGGCATACTCTTTACGTTGAATTGCTTTCGTTAATGTCTTAACAGTATCATACGGCATAATATCAACCTCTGCTTGCATTATTATTTCTCCTCCATCCAACTCTTCATTTACATAGTGGACGGTGCATCCAGTCTTTTCCTCACCTGCCTCCATTGCTCTCTCCACTACATTCAATCCTTTATACTTTGGAAGTAGTGATGGATGAACGTTGATGATAGGACACGGGAAAGCAGAAGGATTTTTAATCACTCTCATATATCCTGCAAGGATAATAAGATCTACATGCCATGCCTCAAACAATTGTACCATTTGATCTTCATCCTTATGGGAAACATAACAATGATTGATCCCCAACTTCTCTGCTCTTTTTAATGCTCCACATTCCTTTTTGTTATGGATCATTAACACAACTTCGTCATATCTACAAGTACGCACAATGTTCTCAAAATTTGAACCATTTCCAGAACACATAACGCCAAGTCTCATAGTGGTTTCCCGTGTTGATCTAGTAGTTTTGCTTGATACAGATTTGATTTCTGCTTCTTCTTAATCCTTTTATATTTTTTTATAATCCTATCCACTTCAGCATTAGGAATATTAACCTTCAACTGCTCATCTTTATTCTGAACAAATCCCAAACCAGTTTTCTCAGACTCCTCTTGTGTATCAATGTACTCATTTATACCCTCCTGAATTTCATTTCTAATGATTTCATTAATTTGGGCTCTAACTTGGTCATCAATAGGTCCTGACATTATCCCTTTCTCCTTTTCTTTCTTTCAGGAGCCTTGTATCCCCACTGTCCTGGATTGATAGTTCCGTGACCATAATCAATCTTTTGAATACCATCCTTACCAAACTTATCATAGTACAGGTCAAAGATATTAACCTGAGATCCTCTACAAAGATCTCTGTGTATCTTACCTTCAACCTTATAGGATACTATCATAGTATCAGTAGGCAATTTCTTATCATTTATTTGATCGTTATCACCTGCTTCTATTAACAGTTCACAACCATATTTCTCACCCATTAATTTCTTTTCTTCTACTGACCAAATTGATTTTGTTTTTGGTTTCTCTTTTAATTCTTCTGTCATGATCCTCTGTTTTCACCCCATACTATATCAGGGAACGCTTGCTTAACAACATCAAGTGTTACCTTTGGATAAACAGATTCTAACTCTTTATCCTTCACAAGGCAAATAATCTCTGCCTCTTTTGGATGTAATCCTTCAAGTAACTGAATGAACATAGACTCTCTACGGAGACTACTAAGAGCATCATTACCACCCTTAATAAAATGATAGAGTTGTTTCCACTCTCTACGTAGTGAAGTGTGATCTGTTCCTACAGGTACTTCATTCTCTTTATAAGGAACTTGTCCATCAGGAACTGCAGACTGAACTCTATCATCAAAGTTCCAAATAAGAATAGCAGTTAGTGAGTCATCCCTATACTCTTGTAGGATTTCAACTCTCTTTGCCTTTGTCCTTTGTTCTCCTACGAGTTCAAGTATCTCATGGATAAAAGGATTAGGTGGGAGTTTAACTCTCTTGACGCTTCTAGTCGTCGTCTTCTTCTTCGCTGGTGTCATTGTCATTTTCAAATCTTAGGGCTACAATTTCATCTGGGATAAGTTGACCATTCTCATCAAACATTTCTGGGTGAACTGTGAAAGGAGTTGGTCTACTGAGGAACTGTCCGACTACATTGTTAACAATCCATCCTGTGAAGAATCCTATCACAAACGTTGCCAATATAGCAAATGCACTAAAGAAAACAATATAAGGTGTTACTTCTTGTAGCATAGTCTTCCTCCCAGATTATTTTTTTTGGATGTCCAGATAGAATGTAATCTCCCTACCAAAAAAAGAGAATTGTATCTGGAATGTTTTGGACTTTGGTGGTTCGTTC